ACATACGACGCCTGCACATGAACCGCACCAGCGTCACTCGTCGTGAGCCGGATGAGGTCGGAGGTGGAGGTAAGGAGAATCACGATTAACTCAACGTGATCGCAGCGCCGGTGAAGTCCACCGTGAAGGTTTCACCGTTCGCCATCGTGATTGACGAGCCGTAGTCCCACCAGCCCACAAGCGGGTCACCCGCCACGGTGTCGTCGAACAGCACGACATAGCGGAACGGGCCGACAGCGCCAGATGCCGTCATTACCAAGTCGGCAAGGACAAGCGTAAAGGTGCCGCTCGTCTGCGATGCGCTCGTCGTCGTGACGTTGCGCGAGGACAGATTGGTATACGAAATCTGCGTGATATCGGCCAACACGCTGTTAGTCGCAACCGGCGCGGTGTTGGAGAGGGCAATCACAAACTGGTCGGTGCCGAGGTTGGCACCTTCCGGCATGTTTTCAGCCCACGCATTGAACTTGTTGTAAGTAGCCATGTTTACCTCAATTTATCGCCTGTTGATCGCGCACAATCTCAACGCCCGCTGCTCTACCGTCAGCGCCGCGAATAATACGCTTGGGTGCGTACATCGCTTGCATAGCCGTCTGCAAGTACGCAAGCGTCTCGGCGTGTTGCTGTGCCTGCTGTGTCTGCATCTGCTGTAAGCCCATCATAACCTTTTGCAAGTCCCCACCCACAGCCTGCGCCATCTGCTGCGTCTGAGAGGCTTGCGCTTCAATGTTGGGAAGGTCAACACCGGGATTGGCAGAGATACGCGCCACGAGGATTTTCGTCTGCGCGTCAAGATTGGCTTTCCACTTCTCCAACTCGGTCTTGTTCTGCATTTCCTGCGCCTTTAACTGCGCCTCAAACTGCATCCGTTGCGCCTCGGCCTGCTGTTCAGCGGCGATACGCTGCTGCTCCATCTGCAACTTGGCGCTTTCAACCTGCTGCGCGGCCTGCATTTTCGCCTGTTCCAACTGCATCTGAACTTGCGCCTTCTGCTGCTCGACCTGCGCTTGACCCTCTGCGGCCTGCTGCTCTGGCGAGGGCTGGCCCTGCGTTGCCTTCATCTGCTCCATCGCTTGCTCAATAGCACCCTCTAGCGGACGCGCCTGCTTGAACGCCTGAACGCCGAACTTCATCAGTTCAGACATTATCGGAGCCATCTCGGGACGGGCAACGGCGACCGGCAACGCCTGTTGCATGAACCCGCCGAACGCCTGCAAGAATTCCATGCGGTCTTGCTTCATCTGCGCTTCGTCAATCTGCACAAGGCTATCCGCAGCAACGTCGATGCGGAAGTTACGCAGCGGGCTGTCCTGCAACAACTCTAGCGCTTGCGGGATGACAGCCTTATCCGCATCGCTCATCTGCTCGGCAGCGGCGTAGGCAAGGATGGTCTGCGGCTGAAACTTGGTGCAGATGATTTGCGCCTTCAACCGCAGCAGTTCCGTGGCAAAGAGCGCCACATCTTCCTGCATCGACCGCAAGCGGAGCGAGGCGTACTGCCCCTTAATCTGCTGCGCCGTCGCCGTCTCACTCGCCGCAGTCTGACCCCGGATAATGTCCGAGATACCCGTAATCTCGTAAATCTGACCCTTGATTTGCTCACGCGCCGAATAGCATTGAATCAGCGCACCGGCAATCTGATCAATGGGCAGCAGGTCGACCGACCCCTTTAGCCCGCCCTTCTCGCTAAACGCCATCCACTTGTCGACCGGGACAAGCGAATTGTTCTCGCCCTCGGTCAGCAATCGCTGCAACGCAGGCTGCGATGCGTCATACACACCGCGAACGCGCAGCGCCTTAACCAGTCCGTCGATGCGGTCAGACAGGATATCCAACTCGGCGGCTTGGTCTTGGTAAAGCGTGAAGTCCGGCACCGGCACAAGCGTGTCGCTCGTCGTGGTGGCGTACAGCGGGCGGGGGCAGGGGAAGAAGTTTTCCAACCCTAGCGGGTCTTCGCGCTCGTCAATAATCTGCGGGTAGCCCTTGCAGAACCAGAACACGCGCTTGGTGGTCTTGTCCCACAGTTCGCAGATTTTGGCACGGTTGTTTACCCGCTTGCGCTCGTTGTAGGCGTTAAGCGGCTCCGGGCCAGAGTCAAGCGGGATGACCTTTGCCTTATCCTCGCCAAAACGCTCTACGAGGGCTTCATGGGTCATGTAGACCCACCGCCATACGCAGGTCACCTCCTCCCACGTCCGCGCCGTAGAGTGTCCAAAATCCTTCCAATGCACATAGTCGGCAGGGGCGCACTCGTATTCGATGCGCTCCAAATCCGCGCCCTCGACGTCCTCGGTCAACTGCAGCCCTTCATCGCCTACGCCGATGCGCGTAACGTGCGGCTCGTACCGCACCCATGCAATGCCGCGACCGGGGAGAAACCTGTCCTCGACCGCATACCGCATGGCAGCGCGGAAATCGGGGTAATGCTCAATCTCAAAGTCTAGCGCCCGCTCGACAAGCGTAGCCGCTACACGCCCCACCGGATCGTTGTCGCCAAACCGCCGCGATACATCGGCCTTCGGCAACCGGGCGAACACCGCAGGCACAAGCGTCTGGACGTTTGACCAAAGGATGTTGAACTTGGCGGTTTCGTTGTTCGTCTGCCCGCGAGTGTCATCGCGGTAACGCTTCAGAATCTTCTTCGCCCGCGCTTCCCATTTGCCAAACTCGGAGTCATACGACGCGATGACGCCGAGCCACTTTTGCACGGGGCTGGTTTCAATTTCCATCATTCGCGCCTCAAGATTTTGACCTTCTTTTCCTCACCGGGGAACACGACGAAGTTGCGCGTTCCGGTCGCAGCGTTGCCGCCGCACATTTTGCCATGAGCCGTTCATTCTGACAGCGCCCGCCATCTAATTTCGGGCAAAAACTCTTGGGGGTGATAACCCCACTCCAACATAGAGTCTCCAGCAGTCCAAATATCTCTTGCTTTTACTGTGCTTTTGACAATTTTAAAATTGCCGTTTAACGCGCTTTGTCCATGTTCTTTTGCATAAGCGCGGCTTGTCGTTACCCAATCTCCGGGGTTAATTTTGCCTTTCGCATCTTTTTCAACGGCTCGATACACCGTTACAAGAGCGTTTGGCCTGCCTGCTAAACGGCTCAAAGTTGAATAAGTGTCAGAGTCCAAAGCATCATACCCCGTCCCATAATATCGAAGCCCGTTAATTCCGTAAAAATCATCAGGGTAAGTGCCATTCATCGTCACATCAAATGCCGGTGAACCGGAGTCAGGGCCAGCGGGAGAATGCGCCCCGCCGCGCTCGAACGACCAATCCTTATATTCCACCCCTCTTTCTTTATGCAGATTTTTTAGAGCGGTGCGGCCTACTGCCGTTTTGCGTTCAGTAAATGACATTAAAGGACTGCTTGGCATTTCGGTCGGGGCCGGCTCCAACGCCTGTGCAATATCCTCGTCTTGGGTTTTTGCCTTTGCGCGGGGGCCACCGACATTTTCCATTTGCGCCATCGGCCCACGGCGCAGCGCAGACGCAAGGCGCAGCGGGTCAACCATCGACCCCGCGTACTCACCGGCAGCGCGGGGACTGGTCATCGCCTGACGCGCACGATCTACCTCGCCTTGCACAAGCGCCTTGCCCGTCTGCACAGGCTGCGTGAGGACAGCCCGCCCTAACTCCACCGCCCCTTGCCCTGCGGCGTCCAGACGCGGCGTAGGAGCGCGAGAGGCAGCGGCTTGGGCAAACTCTGCCGTGTTCATCCGTCCGATGTTGGGGTCGCTCGTGAAGGCTTCGTAGGCCAGCCCGCCAACATCACGCGCACGATTGGCAAGCGTACCCGCTACGCCAGAGCCGAACTCTGCCGCCCGGTCGCGCATGGCACCGAGGTACTCCAGCGCAGCAGCGATGCGGCGACGGTCAGCCATTACGCCGAGAAGATGCCCACAGCGGCGACAGTCACGCCCGCACCCGTGGTCACGCGCCACGCACCCGAGGCCGTCAGCGCGTTGACTTCGATGCTATACACGCCGACCGGGGTGTTGGCGGGCATCGTAAAGACCGTGATTGCGTTGTCAAGAATCGTAACCGTCGAGGTGGCGGCGGTGTTCACAACGACAATGACGCGGTGCAGGTAGTCACCGATTGCACCCGTGCCGCCGAGGACTTGATTAGTCTGCGAGGCCGCGACCGTTTCATATTGGAAGCGGTAGGGATCAGCCGTACTCATATCCGTGTTCTCCGACTCGTCTGCGCCGTCGCCCACATATCGTTGAGCGTAGCGGTGTTGGTTGGCCC